CTGGCTGATCGGTTGATCGGTGAAATTGCCTACGCATTCGCCTACAAGGAAGACGACTGTGCATTCAACGGCACGGGCACCAGCACCTACGGCGGAATGGTTGGCGCACGCACCCGGATGGATGAACTGACGGCAGGCACTGCCCCTGGCCTGATTGCGGGCAGCGGCAACCTGTGGTCAGAGCTGACACTGGCCGACTTCAACAAGGTGGTCGGAAGCCTGCCGAATTACGCAGACGTTCCGGGAGCCGGTTGGGTGTGTCACAAGACGTTCGAGCATTCAGTCATGCAGAAGCTGGCCTATGCGGCTGGCGGTGTGCTGGCGTCTGAAATCGTTGGCGGCATTCGTCGCAACACGTTCCTCGGCTACCCGGTCTACACGTCGCAGGTGTTCCCGAGCACCGAAGCAAACAGCCAGATCCCTGTGCTGTTCGGTGCGTTCAATCTGGCGGCGATGTTTGGTGCACGTGGTCAGGAAGAAATCGCATTCTCGACCGAGGCCACTGTTGGCGGTCAGAGCATGTGGGAACGCGACCAGATCGGCGTGCGTGGAACCGAGCGGTTTGACATCGTAGTGCACGACTACGGCAGCAACAGTGCAGCAGGACCGATCGTTGGTCTGGAAACGCTGGGTAGCTGATTGATCTGATGACCGATTGCCCGGCGGTTGTTCGCCGGGCAACTTCTGCACAACATCCCAAAGGGGTTTCGAATAATGATTGCCGAACGATTGGTGAATGATTCTCTGCTGATTAGTCCGAGGTCGATGACGAACAGCGCGACCACGACCGCAAATCTGGACACGAAGGGCGCAAACTACGCCACAATTCGCGTGGCGTTTGCCTCCGAGCTGAACACGAATGCAGTCGGGCCGACGCTGGTTCTGAGCGAATCCGATGACACGGTTGTCAGCAACTTTGCCACCTTGGATACGCAGGCGGCTGTGGATCTGACGGCAGCCCGTGAACTGCACTACGGTGTGGACCTGCGGGGCCGGAAGCGATATCTGCGAATTGCGGTCAGCACTGCAACCGCGACCAATGACAACGTCACGGTGGCAGCCGTTGCGACTCTGAGCGACCTGCAGGACGCGCCGAACGGAACAACCGGCGTTGCTGATCAGGTTGTGTTTGTCTGATGTGCACGGGGGCGGCAGGCAGTGTGGTGCTGCCTGCCGTTTCCTCAATTCTCCGGAGGGTATATGAAGATCAACGTGGGCTGTGGTGAGGCGAAGCTGGCAGGGTACGACAACCGAGACATCAAAGCCGGTCAGCCGTGTTACCCGCTGCCGTTTGCTGATGGTAGTGTTGATGAGGTCAGAGCGTCACATGTGCTGGAGCATCTGACATTCCGACAGGCCAGTGAGGCCCTGCGGGATTGGTTCAGAGTCCTGAAGCCGGGCGGCGTGCTTCGGGTGGCAGTGCCTGACGTGCGGAAATGTCTGGCGGCGGATGACGGTAAGCACTTGTTCTATCTGATGGGAGGCCAAACGGACGAACACGACATTCACCGCAGCGCGTACGATGTGGAGCGGCTGGAGGCCCTGCTGGAGCACACAGGATTTGAAGGCGTCACGGAATGGCACAGCACGGACAACGACACGAGCAGCCACCCAGTAAGCCTGAATCGACTGGCAACAAAGCCACAGGCAGAGGCAACAGCGGCAACACGACGAACGGCAACGGTTAAGGTCGGAGCCTACTGCACGCATCCACGGTATGAGGCAGTGGCGGCGAGGAATGTGATTGACGGGGCGTTGAAGACTCTGGGAATCAACCTGCACTGTTCGCAGGGTGTGTTCTGGGGGCAGTGTATGCAGCGGATGTTTCAGGATGCACTGGACAAGGGACTGGACTGGATTCTCAGCATCGACAGCGACAGCCTTTTTACGTCGGAGCATGTGCGGCACCTGATGGATGTGTTCGCACAACATCCGGAGATTGACGCACTGGCCGCGCTGCAGTGCCGGAGGGGTTCGCCGTTTCCGCTGCTGACGACCGGGCAGCATCAGACCGGGGACCAAGTGCAGATTGACGGTAAGCCGATCAGGGTGACAACAGCCCATTTCGGGCTGACGTTGTTTCGAGTGGACAAGCTGAAGACACTGCCAAAGCCGTGGTTTAAGTCAGAACCGGGGCCGGGCGGTGATTGGGATGATGACCGACTCGACGATGACATCTTTTTTTGGCACGTATGGCGGCAGGCTGGCAACACCATTCACGTTGCACCATCCTGCAGCATCGGACACCTGGAAGAAATGTGCGCCATGTTTGACGCGAACCTGCAGCCGAAACATGTGTACGTGCACGAGTGGCGGAAGGAGAACGGCTTAAAATGATCAAAATCGTGAGACCGTGGCGAGCGTTCCCGGTGGGCGTGGTGTGTTCTCCGGGGCATGGGATTGAGCTGGAGTTGATTCGACAGGGTTTTGCAGTTGCAGCACAGGAGCCGACAAAATGCCCAGCACCCCCACATTCATCACCACCAGCGGACCGGCCATCGAACCGATCACGCTGGAAGAAATGAAGACGCGGCTGCGGATTTCGGGCTGCGACTTTGACAGCGAGTTGTCTGACATGCTGATTTCAGCACGGCAACAGGTTGAGGCCGACACATACCGAAAATTGATCACGCAAACCGTGGTCATGTATCAGGAGGATTTCGTCAGCCTGCTGGGGCCGTTGGATATCCGTCTGGCACCAATCCAAAGTATCACCCACGTCAAATACTATGACCGGGACGACGTGCTGCAGACGTTTTCGGCGGACGATTACTATGCAAACCTGACCAGCACACCACCAGAAATCAGGCTGAAGGAGGCAAAGCAGTGGCCGAACACCAGCCTGTATCGACCGAATAAGGTTGAGGTCACAATGGTGGCCGGATACGGGGCGACGGCAGCCAGTGTGCCGAGGGCGGCGAAGTTGGCGATGGTGGAATATTGCCGGGCAATCTGGGACGGCTGCGACCACAACACAGACACCTACAAGCGGCTGGTGGCGTCATTGCAGTGGACAGGATACCACAAGGTGTTCGCATGAGGTGCAAAGCAAAATCATCGCATTCACAATACACAACGCGAATCACGGTTCAGCGGCTGGCCGGAACTGCCGACGCAGCCGGGCACATTGACGGCAACACGGAGGCAAACTGGACGACGTACACAACGGCGTGGGCATCGGTCCGCAGCCGTGGCGGGCGTGAGTTCTGGCGCGTCAGTCAGGTGCAGTCCGATGTAGATTTCGTGTTCAACTGTCCGTGGTCAAAGATGCTGGAGAACGCAACGCCGGACATGCGGATTCTGTCTGACGGCAAGGTGTACGAAATTTTGAGCGTGATAAACGTGGATCTGGCAAACAACAGCATCGAGATTCAGACGCGGAGGCGGACAACCTGATGTTCACAACCTTCAAGCAAGCCGGGATGAGTGGCCTCGGCGACCTCATTGTCGCAAAGGTCGAAATGCGGCAGATGCAGAAGGCTATCGGTAAAGTGCTGGAAACAGCAGAGGGCAAGACAGCGACGAAGGCACTGGCGGCGGTTGGCAAACTGGGGAAAAACAAGGTCAAAGCGACGATACCGGGGAAGTACAAGGGCGTCAGAAAGGCAGTCGGTTGGAGGCACGTTAAACGGAAATACAACTCTGGACAACGGGCCGTCAAGGTCGGTGGCGGCGTGGGTCCGAATCTGCTGAGGAAGAACATTACAGGCCGTGGCCGTGCACTGACGGCAAAGCAGAGGGACAGGCAGAACGTATTGCGGGAGAAAGTTGCCACCAGTGTCAAAAACCGGAAGTCTTCAAAACGTCCCGGTGTGGGCATCGACGGAAACAACGTGCATTGGTGGTTTCTCGGAACCGACGCACGCACGACAGGCACTAAAACGAAAACAGTCGGAGGGCGTAGGGGGCGCAATGGATGGAAGGGCGTGAAGAAGCGGTTTGACACTGGGGCACCAAAGCGGAACCGGGGCAAAATGCCACCGCAGGCGAGGCCGGTCATGGTTATCATGGCAAGTGCTTCGGGCGAGATCCGGGAGGCAATTCGGGTGCACATGAAACAGGGCATAGCCATTGAGGCAGCGAAACACAAATGATCACAGGCATACTCAATCTGATGATAAACACGGCAGCCATCAGCACACTGATCGGCAGCCGGTGCTATATCAATAAGGCACCGCAGAAAGCGGCGTTGCCGTATCTGGTTCTCACGCAACTCAACAGCGAAGAATTCCTGAGTCTGGACAACACAACCAGCGCACTCCGCAGCATCGTGATTGACGTGGATTGCAAGGGCAGGACATTCCCGGAGACTGAGACACTGGCGAACGCAGTTAAAGCCCGGTTGACGGATTACAGCGGGGCTGCAGGCAGTTACACGGTCGGAGCGGCAATCTTCAACAGTGAGGCCCACGATTACGAGCCAGCAACTGACGGCAGTGACAATGGCGTGTTTGCAATTACGTTGGACTATGACATCATTTTCAATCCATAAGGAGCTGCCGACATGGCAAAACTGAAGGTTAAGGGAACGGTCATTGAACAGGCCACAGGAACCACCTACACGGCGATTGCGCAGGTGACGGGGTTCAACATCTCGGGCATCGAAACCGAGACATACGACAGCCGAACACTCGACGGAACTGCGGGCGTGGAATATGACCCGACAGGATACGTGGAAGGCGGTTCGGTCACGTTTGACTTGTTGTATGACCCGGCGTTGGCGGGACATCAGGCAATCACCGATTTGGCCGTGGCGGCACACATGACCACGAACGGGCTGCCGAACGACGTGAACTGGAAAGTAAAGTTCGCAAACACGAGTAGCACCGAACTGACGTTTGTGTCATCTGGCATTGGCGTTGACATCACGGGCGAAGCATCGGACGGGTTGCGTGCGTCGATTACGCTGAAGTGCGACGGTTGCCCGGTATTGCCTAGCTGATGAGGTGACGTTGTGAAGTGCAGAACAACACGAGAACTGGGCGTGGTTGACTGCTGGCAAAGTCCGCTGATTGTCGAGTCCGACAGTCGGCGGTTTGTCCCGGCAGGCACCGAGATTGATCAGGAATTGCATCCTGAAACGAATTGTGTGGCACTGGTCCGCAATGGTGAGGCCGTGCCACTGGATGACGAATGCCGAAAGGCGTGCAGCATGACGCAGGCACAAATTGAGGCAGCTGTCAGGGCGAACCACAAACTGTATTCGCCAGAAGAAACCCAAACGGAGGACGATGACGATGAACAGGACGATAATTGACCCGGCAGCCTTTCGAACACCCCTGCAAATGCCGCGCGAGGATGTGGCATTGCCGGAGTTCGGTGAGGGTGTTGTGGTGCCGGTGTGGGGTATGACTGCAGGCGAGCGGACACGGTTCGAACAGGCCATGCAGGGCAAATCCGGACCCGTGGCAGCACGGGTTGCGGAAATCCGCGAACGGTTGGTGGTGGCATGCTGCAAGGATGACAACGGGGTTCCGTTGTTTAGTTTGCAAGACGTGCAAGCCATCAGCCAGCAACGGGCCGACGTGGTCGAGCGAATCGTCAACGTAGCGCAGCGGTTGAGCGGGTTTACTGCAGCCGATATTGAGGCCACAGCAAAAAACTGAGGACTGATCCAGCACGACTGACAGCCTATCGCCTGGCCGAAGTGATGGGCTGTCTGGATGTTGACGCGATGCTGGATCAGATGACGCCGCAGCAGTGGCAGGAATGGCAGGCGAAGGATGCGGTTGAGCCGATCGGACACCGAGGAACGCAGGAAGTGCTGGGCATTTTCGGGGCGATGGTTGCCGGGGCGTTAGGAGCCAAAGACGTGACACCAGAAACGCTGATGTGGTGGCGCAAGGCACGGGACGAAAAGCCCGCGAGCCATGACGTTGCTGCAATGGCACTGCAAATGATCGGAGCGAAACGCCGTGGCTAGTCTGGGTACGTTGGCTGTAAACATCGGGGCGAACACTCGACCGCTGCAGCAGGGTTTGCAGTCCGCACTGGCGAGCGCGAAATCGTTTGCCAGTGGGGTCATGCAGACATTCACCGGGATGCAGTTGAGCAACCTGTTTACCGGGGCTGTTCAGCAGACAAAGCAAATGGCCATTGCCGTTGTTAAGCTGGCGGCGGATGCGGAGGTTGCACGAGCGCGGTTTTCGGTGTTGCTGGGCAATGTGGCCGACGGCGCAGCCATGTTCAAACAGTTGGAGAAGTTCGCACTGCGGACATCATTCAGCATCGAATCAGCCTCAGAGGCGGCAACCATGCTGCTGGCCAAAGGCGTGCAGCAGGCCGATGTCATTGACACGATGCAGCTGCTGGGCGACTTGGCGATGGGCGACGCGGAAAGACTGGGGCTACTCGCCAAGGCTTACACAGATGTGCAGGCTAAGGGTAAGCTGATGGCACAGGAGCAAAACCAGTTTGCAGAAAACGGTATCAACCTGTTCGAACTGCTGCAGCAAACGACAGGCAAAAACGCAGGGCAGTTGATGGCCATGCGTGAGGCCGGGCAAATCACGTTTAGTATGCTGCAGACAGCACTGAAGGCAGCCACCAGCCAAGGCGGCAAGTTCTTCGGGGCATTGGCGCAAGGCAACGCAACATTCAGCGGTCAGTTTAATTCGCTGATTGAGGGCGTGCAGACTCTCGGGCGAATGCTCGGGGAAATGGTCCTGCCACGGCTGAAGGAGATTGTCAGCGAGGCCAATAAGCTGCTGCAGGCGTTTCTGGAAATGCCGAACCGGGCGCAGTTTCTGGGCGATGTGCTAAAGGCGTCAATCGACGTGGCATTCGCCTATATCGAGCAGGAATGGGATTCGCTGCTGAAGCGGATGATATTGGGGGCCGGAAATGCCTTAGCAGATCTGCTGAACGCCACAAACCCGATCAATGTGGCGGCAGGTATGATCGGGGAGGGTGCCGGCATTATGGCAAACGCTGGGCAAGGGCAGTCGCTGCCTGCGGTGGCGGAAGCACAGGAACGATTGCGGAAGCTGCTGGACCAATTGCGACAGGGCGCGGCAGGTGTGGCCGGTGCAGTCGATCCGAACAAGGTGAAGCCAATGGGCGGTCCGCCAGCCAAAGCGGCGGAAGCGATTACGATGAGCATTGCCGACATGATCAGCAACATGCAGGCAAACGCCACCCCGATCATCGACAGCCTGAACACGTGGATGGGCGGTACACTGCTGCGGGCGCAAATGGCACTCCAGCCACTGTTGAACGGGAAGCCAACTGGCCGGAGTATGGACCCGCGAAGCGAATTCGCCGGGGCTGTGCAGTTTGGTACAGCCGAGGCATCGGCAGCAATCGCGCAGGCCATTGCACAGAACAAAGAGCCTGCCGTTGAAGCCACCGAACAGCAGACGGAGACATTGATGCAGCCGCTGAATGTCATGGCAAACGCACTGAAGAACGGGTTTGTGCAGAAGATCGTGGGCAATCTTTTGGACTGAGGACACATGGCAGTCACATTCGTGGGCGAATTGGCAGAGGGCAGGCGGGCGACGAACAGCAAGGGCGTGCGAACCTACACGCGCGTTTTCCGCCTGACAACGTCCAGCCAGAGCGACAACGCATTCACGGTTGGCAGTAACGTGAACGTGCCGATCATCGGGAACGTATTCCCCAGCGACAACACAGCGTATTGCACGGACATCGACATCCAGTGCGTGCGCGGGTGGCGTATCTGGGACGCGACCGTCAGTTACAGCACAGAGCGAAAGCTGAGCGACCAACAATCCTCAGACCCGCAAAACCCCACACCGCCAACCGGAGAACCGGCGTATATCACATGGGACACCGAGCAGTTCCAGAAACCTGCCACACAGGATAAGGACGGCAAGGGCATCGTCAACAGTGCTGGAGACCCGTTTATTCCAGCCGAGCAAATGGACGACAGCAGGCGTATTGTGACGGTGCAGAAGAATCTGACCGCTGTACCGTCGTGGATTCTGGATTATCAGGACTCAGTCAATAACGCATCATTTACAGTCGATGGCGTTACGGTGGCGACAGGCAAGGCCAAGGTGCAGCGGGTGAGTGTGGGGCCGGTTGAATTACGCAACGGCGTAGCATTCCGGCAGGTCACGTTTGTGATTGCGTTGCGGCGTGACGGGTGGGCTTACAGCATTCTGGACCAGGGGTTTAACGAGAAAGACCCGGCGGACGCCACAAAACGCAAGCCAATTTATATCAACGGGCAACTTCCGAGCAGTCCCGTTCTGCTGGACGGCACAGGCAAGGCAAAGACGGACCCGAAGACAGCAAACGCAACCTACCTGACCTACAACGTTTACAAGACAGCAGACTTTTCACAGTTGCCACTAACATGACGCAGGGCTACACGCTATCCGCTGATTCGATTCGGCAACTGAAAAAAGTTGTTCGGGAGTGGTACGCACTCTGGAAAAACGAGCAGGCTGCCGTGCCGTATTACGGGCAGGTTCGGGACACCCGCCGGTGGGCAATCCTCGATGCTGATTTATTGGCAGCCGTGGACATGTTTGCAGATCCTTCAACAGCCACAGCACACCTGATTGACCGGAAGGCAAACGGCGACTTAGAGGTGACTGACGAAACAGTCACGGTCGTCAACCGATTTGAAAACATCAGCATCGACGCGGACACCCTCATCGGTATCGAATTTATGGCGGGTGAATGGACGCCCTACAAGGCCGACTGCGGCCCGAATTCGCAAGGTGCATCCAGCCTGCTGGCGAGCGTACAGCCCGAGGCGTCTGCAGGCGTGGGAGGTCCGTGAGATGCTGGTGGGCTGCGGGTGTCATTGCGAAACCGGGAGCGATAGCTTCAACCCCAGCGCGGCGGGCAGTGGTGACTGGTCCGGTTCATTCCCGAGTCAGTCGAGTTGGCCGGAATCCATCCCGCCGTCCGAACCGTATTTGCCTTATCCGTGTTCCGGTTGCATCGCGGGCGTGAGACCGACAGCGTACCGTGTCACACTTGGAAAGCCGGGCATGACACAGAGACCGCCGTCTGGGTTTGGCGACTGGGGCTGCGCGGACATGCTGAAGCCGTTCAAGATAGAGGCACCGTCTGGACCGCCGGGAATAGACTCGCTTTTTCCGGTGTCGCCGGTGGATAGCTACCCGCCATACAACTGCTACTACGGCACCCGACTTCCGGACCCGCCGAACCCACCGCCCGCATTGGGCGACCCGATCGACTGCAGCCGGTATATCAACGGGCAGTTCATCCCGCGCGATGTTGTGTCAAATTCGGTGTGTGCTCCAGTCCCGCAAACGTCGATGCGAATCAAAACGTTTGATGACGGCATTCAGTTGCGGCACGTAATGCAGTTTGTGATGCGGTTTCACACCATTTACTCGTGCTCACCAGCCGGAGGTCCACAGGGGCCGTTGTGGGGCTGCTACGTAGAATACGAGACCGAAGTGGTTACGTCCCCGTTTGCGTGCATGGGCCGCATTCCGCTGACGTGGAAGCGTGGCGGCGGACTGCTGCGACGCCGGAACCCTGACCCGCAATACCCCGGGCAGTGGGAGGCGTATGGCATCGCGCCGGGGAACAACATCACCTACGAATTCCACAGGGGCACGTTCCCCGAAACCATCTTTATCGAACCGTGGAGGACGGTGTGAACCGCTGCCGGTATCGTGTCCCGATGACCGCGACGGAATGCGGGTGCGAACATCCCGACATTCTGCACATGGG